TGCTACCTAACGAGATGCTGGAGGCCGCATGAGCAGCGCGCCTGCTGTCCGGCGACTGGCCAAGCCGCTCAAAATCGGCCGCCACCGCGCGCATTTCGTGGCCACGTTCGTCTGTGACGCGGCCATTGCGCTGGAAGTCGTCTGGGACGCCGGGCCCATGCCGACGCTGACCACCCGGCAGCAAGCGCAGTTTTTCCGGCAACTTGACGCTGCCTGCCGGTTCCTGATGCTGCCGACTGCGCGCGAGCTGCTGTCATGACACAGCGCAGCATCGCGACGCTCCACATTGGCCGCCACCGAGCCGACCTGGTTGCGACAATCGCCGCTGGCGTCGCCGTCGCCGTCGCCGTGCGCTGGCGTGGTGGCCGGCCGAAACTTTCGCGGATTGACGCAGTGCGATACCGCCAAGTGCTGACCGCAACCGCCGCGTCGCTTGGCGTAGCCGGGCTGATCGCCGACCGGGCCAAGGTACTCCCGGCCAAAGACCGGGGGGCAATAGTCGCTGAGCACACGGAATTCGACAGTATTTTATTTGCCCTGGGCCTATACAGGCACAAGATACAGTGCAAAAACAGCATCTTGCCACAACATCTTGTGTCTGAACGCTGCTCAAAAAACTGGTCAATGTTTGAGCGGAGGGGCAAAAAAACGACTATCAGCACCTGTTTGCCGCATGCCGCGCCGGTGTCAGCACATAATCAAACCCGTCGCTGCGCTGCACAACAACGGCCAAATCCGCCTTGGCGCTGGCAATACCCTTCGTGGTCTTGAACGTGACGCGACCGACGGATTGCACGCTGCTGACCCTGATGTTGCGGTAAGCTCCGGCGTATTTCCCGGACAGCAGCGTGATGTTAATGATGTCCCCGGTTCCGATTCCCTTGACACGCTTGATGCGTCCAGCCTTGGCGCACGGAAACCCATACGCATCGGTGCGCACCACCTGATGTTTGCCGCGCCCGATGCGGGTCATGGTCAGCGGTTTCATGCCGGGACGAATCGATACCTGCGCGCCGGACTCGCCGACACAGGCCGCATCAATCCAGTGATCCTTGGCGTAGTGCTGCCGGGTGCGGTTGAACTTGGTGCGGCCACCGGTCCCAAATTGAACCGGCCAGCGTTGCTTCAACCGATTTGCCAATGCCCAGCGCGAGGCATTCACGGCTGCCGCGTCTTTCAATGGCGCTTTCGCCTGCGCCTTGATGCGTTTCAGAAGGTCCGGCTTGTTCTTTAGGAACACTTCAATGGGTTGACTGCCTTTCTTCTGATTGCACGGCTGACAGGCCAGCGTCAGATTGGAGACGCGATTACTCCCGCCATTGGCGCGCGGCACGATATGTTCAACCTGCAACGGGACATTCTGCGCACCGCAATAGGCGCACGTTCTGTTCCACTTCTCAAGCAGGTATTCACGGACTTCATAGCCCGCCAGTTCACCCTGCTGGTATTCCGTGCCGCTGATTTCCGGGTTGACCAGCGCCTGAGTGTCGAACTTGACGATTTCAACACTGGCTTCGGTGATCGGACAACGGGCTGCCAGACGGTAAATCACCGACTCGGTATTGCCGACCCGTGACTCAACCGACGGCGGTAGCCATTTCTGGCCACGGCAGCGATTCAGAAAACGCGGCGCACGATAGCGGGTTTTTCGACCACGACGGCCACGGCGCAAGGAACGGCGCGACTCCAGATTGTTCTTCATCGCCTGGCCGCGATGATGCACATTTGCACCCCAGAGAACGACCGCGCCCTGTTGCTCGAAATGACCGACAAGCGCGACTCCAGTCGTCTTGCTGCCGGGATCGGTCTTGACTTCAATCGGCTGTGTCTCGCCATCTGTCCGATCATTGAGGATGATCGTGAACGGCTGTAGTCGATACACCGCAGCACGGCCCGCCGTCAAAAGCTTGCGCGCCCGTGCGGGCCTACATGGCATCAGTGGTTTCTTCGTGCTGCCCAATACAAAAACAGTATTCATGGGCGTAAGCCCTCTCGATAAACGGTAAAGGCCATCTCGACCGGTTCTGACACGGTTTTCGCTGTACACACCGACCCTCTGCAATCCAGGTCTTTTAATGCACAGCCGCAGAGTCCGGGACTGATGGAGCATCCCGGAGTGCCTATTACACCCGCTTTCGCGGGATTCGTGTCGAACGTTGATTCCAAAGGCATTCCTTCGGAATGGTCTGGTTTCAAGAGCCAAAAAGGCATTGCGAAAAACATGGATTGCTAAAACAAATCAACGGATTGCGTAAAAATGCGGTTGCAATCCATGTTTTTTCGCAACTTGCATTGAAACGCGCTATACGCCCGTGGCGACCTGCGCGGCTGGCTGGAGTGTTGCAATCCATGTTTTTTCGCAACTTGCATTGAAACCAGAAGAGCGGGAGCGCAGGAAAGCAGCGGTTGCAGGTTGCAATCCATGTTTTTTCGCAACTTGCATTGAAACGAAACCTGGCCCGGTCGTGCTGCGCGCGAGGTTGTGGGTTGCAATCCATGTTTTTTCGCAACTTGCATTGAAACAGCGCACCTTGCATTGAAACGAACCCATTGAAACAAACAAACAAAACTCAAGCACAAACGCCCTCAAAACACTTACCCAGCCCATAGCCAATCAGGCAGTTACGCCGCAGTTCGGCGGCTGTCCGCGCTGGGTTTTCTGACTGATAGATGGCCACAGCAATACTGCGCATGTTGCGCATAACGCATTCGTTGATTTTTGATTCTGCGCTAATGGTATCCAGCGTCTTGATGACATCATCCAGCGAATCGCCATTATTGCGTCGAGATATAACGGAATTCGCCCACCGAAAATCACCGTCGCACATTTTGATGGACGACTTTTGCAGGTCATTCAGACCCAGATAGAATTTTTTTATGGGTTTCGGCGTTTCCTGAGCCGGTTTCGCGGTTTCCTGAGTGGAATTCGCAACCGGTGGCGGCGCACTCGCGCAACTTGAGAGCAACAGCGGAGTAAGCAGTGCCGAGCAGGCAATGAGAGATGCGTGGGTAGCCATAGCAAACCTCTTTTAGATTTGGGTGTCCCGCCATGACGCGCTGGCGGGAAAGTCGCTCTAGGCAGCGCTCTTGTGTGCGCTGGGCAGCCGCTCCAGCACATCTTTGAACCAACGCAACTGCTTCACGGGGATCCCGGTGCTGTGCTTCTTGCCGGTGTCCGCCCACTCGAACAGCCCCTCGGCATCATCGCAGGGCAGCCAGCCGCCCATCTCCTTGCGCTGCAAGCCAGCCGCTTCGAGCGCCAGGTTAAGCTTCACGGCACTCAATGGCGGGTCCAGCAGCTTGCCCAGTTCCGTCGGCGTATAAACCCGGCCACGCTCGTCGGCTAGCAGATGCGTAGCACCCATTGGAGCCAGCACACCGCAGCCCAGGGTGTTCTTGCAGTAGTTGTCGGCGGACAGGATGGCCATGTTCTCGTTGAAGCCGAACAGCTTGGCGGTCTTGTAGGCTTCGCGGGCCAGCATCAGCCGGTCGCGCTCTTCACGGCTGAGCTTGGGCGCTGGAGTTGGGGTAGCAGTCTGCGCTTCAAGTTCCTGCCAGCGCTTGATGATGCGAAAGCGGAGTACGGCATCGTAGCCGGATACCAGAGTTAACGTGGTGTCCTTGTCCAGCAGGTACATGTCGCGTGGTTTGCCCTGCTCATCGATGTAAGTCTCTGTTTCACAATGCCAATCCAGATTTGGATCGGCGGAAAGCCGCTCGGTCATGGCGCGGATATCCCGCATGACGTGGGCATGCTGTTTTTCAGTGAGTTCCGCGATCTCGCGGCTGGACATCGTAGCAAAGGTACTGCGGAGGGTAGCAAGAGCAGACATACTGACCTCGTATGATTCAGGATGCCCCACGCTTAGATGCGTGGTGGGGCTGGGCGCTCCTAGCGACATACGACCGCTCGGGGCCTTACGGCTACCCGACACCCAGCCCCATTGAGGGGTACAGAAACAAAAATACCGCCTAACAGGGCGGGGACTGCGTATATGCTAGGAGATTCCAGAATAGCCCCACTCCGCCCGGACGTCAAGCCTTTCGCCAGGGGCTTCTGGATGCGCCGATGCGGCCTGCATCGCGGGCCGACATCGTGCCCGTAGCCAACGCGCGCTGGATGCCGGTCGTCGTCGCCCCGAAGCGCTCGATGCGATGCGCCAGCGTGCTGGTTGGCAGGCCATGCGTCCGTGCCAGCTCGGACAGCGTCCACTGCCGCCGGTCGAACTCCACGAATCGCGCGCGCGGCATCGCTCAGCTCACCAGATCGATAAACCGCTCACGACGCGCCCGCGCTTCATCACGCGGGTCATCGCGATAGCCGTAGATATAGCCGCGCTGGTTCGCATTCAAAAACGTACTGGCCGAAGGCGCGCGCACCGTCAGCCCGACCCGCTCCAGCACACCCGCCCAGTAGGCCACATTCGGATGGCCGTCCTCGACCCGGCCCGAGCGATGGTGATGATAGTCCGCACCCCAGACCGTCAGCTCACGCACCCCGATGAACGCCGCGTAGACCAGAATGTAGGCCAGCGAATTATGGAACCAGTCGCCATGCACAGGATTCACGCCGCCGCGCAGCCACGCCTGCACCTGCTCGAACGGAAAGCGATGCACATGCGCCGGCCACCTCTCCGCCGTATCGCTGGTGATGATGGGCCGATTGTGCCGCCACAGCCGCGCCCCGTATTCCGGGTAATGGTCCGCCTCACCCTGGATATGGTCCATGACGAACAGCAGATCATGCGGCACATGCCACACGCCGCGATTCAGCGTCCACACCTCATCCCCTGGCGGAAACGCCGGCTCCGGCTCCTGCATCGCCATGCAATACTCTTCGCGACTCGGCCCCAGTGACACCAGCGTCACCTGGCGCGGCGCACGCAGCGTCGGATGCGTCCAACTGCTCTTGTCCATCAGGCTACCTCCCACGCAGCCAGGGTTCGCCCGGCTGCCGACGAATAAACCCCGAACCCTGCCGCTGCACCGGCGACTTCTTCACCGGGGCCGCAGGCTTTTCTGTCGCCGACGGCGCATCCGCGATGGCCACCCGCGTCGTTTCCGGACAGGCCCAGACCGGCGGGCGCGTCCAGTCCACCCGTTCCGCACCGAGCTGGATATTCACCGCCGCCGCATAACAGAACAGATCGAACGCCTCGTTATGCGCATGGCCAGGCCGTTCCCAGCCGGACGCGGTACGCACCTCGGCGGTCAACTCCTCAAAAAACCACGACTCCAGCCACTCAGGAAAATGGATGTAGCCCGGCCCCGGCGCATCCCGGTCCAAATCAGCGGCCAGCGCATCCTTCAGAATCAGCGTGTTCAGCAGATACACCGGAATCTCACCGCGCGCATTGGCCTTGCGGTCACGGCGCGCACTGCTATCCGGGAAGGACTGTCGCACCCGGGGCGCATCGCTGCGCGACCCACCCTTGACCAGAAACACCTTGCGGCCCACACCCGCATTCCGGCACATGCGCCAGAACGAATAGGCCCGCTCCGTGACCCCGGCCCGACCACCCGAGTCCACCGCAACCGCTGTCGGAATCAGCCCATACGCGGGGTCATCCAGCAGCGGATAGGGGCGCATCACCTTCTCCAGCATGAACCGCCAATCCTCGACGTTGCGCGCCGGGTCGATGGCCTCCTGTCCCGCCTTCCAGCGCAGGTTGTAGCGGTCGATCAGCCAGCGCTCATTGGCCGCGCCGTAGCCGATGACCTGCACCACAAAGTGCGTGCGCTGCACGTCCACCGCGACAATCAGATAGCGCACCTCCGGCGGCACATGACGCTTCTCCAGCACCTCGACCCGTGACGCCAGCGCCTGCGGATTGCGGCTGCGGCCTGCCGCGCGCGGTCGATAGGCCATGCCGAAGTCGCCGGTGGTGACCGCCTGCAAGGCATCCTCGTTGCCGGTCTTGTCGGCGACCTCGCTCGCGGCCTGATGCTTCGTCCACAACGACTCCCAGTTCTGATAGGCCGCCTGCGGACCCGACAGCCAGTAGCTGGCAATCGACGACCGGCGCGCCTCACCCGACACCGTGCCATCCGCCGCGATGCGCTGCCCCTCGGCCAGCCACACCCCGCGCCGGTTCATCATCGCCTTGCGCTCGCGCGCAATCGCCGCGCCGCAGCCGGTGCAGATGACGCAGATCATCTCGTCCACGCGGGTCAGCGCATCGATGCTCGCCGCCGGGGTGAAGTACTCGCCGCAGTGCGGACAGGGCCAGTAGTAGCGCTGGCGGTCGCCCTGGTTGTACAGCGCAAAGACGCCACCGACGGGCGGACCTTCGTGCGGGCTGGACGGCGTCCAGCTTTCCGACGCGGCCAGCAGCCGGCCCGGACTGGATTCCACCAGAATGCGCCCGCCGGTCATGTAGGTCTGGGTGCGTTTGCGCGCCAGCGTGAAGCCGTCGCCCTCACCATCGATGTTGTCCGGGTAACGGTCGTAATCGGTCAGCGCGACATAGCGCAGGGTCTTGCCGGACAACTGCGAAATGGCCGGCCAGCCGATTTTCAGAATCATGCCGTGCCGATAGCGCTTATCGAACACGTTGTCATCGCGGAAATACGGCGACAGACGCTGCTGCAACTCCGGGGAATGGCGATGCAGCCGGTCCAAATCATCGCGGCTGAAATCGCGCGCGGTATCGGCGGTCATGTGGATGATGGCCGCGTCGCCGGGGTCGCACATCACCATGTAGGTCAGCCAGCCCAGCACCAGCGCCGCCGATTTTCCGGTGCGCGCCGGCCCGACAAATACCACCGCTTCCACCGAGCGGTCCGTGAGCCGGTTCATCGGTCCGGCCATGTACGGCGTCTGCTCCAGCGACCAGGGACCGGAATACCCGCCGGGGCGGTGGATGCGCATAAACTGCTGCGCCGCGTCCACGACATCGATGCGCATGGGCGGGCGCAGCACTTCCGCCGCTGCCCGCACCACGTCAAAGGCTGCACTCATGCCGAGGCAGCCGGGTCATTCAGGCGCGACACCGCCAGATAGAGCGTCTCGCGCGCCGCGTCGATTTTGCGATGCAGGCTGTTTACTGCATCGGGACTCAGTGCGTGTTCCCGCTCCAGCGAATCCGGCAGCGAGGACAGCGCCTGCGCCAGAATCTTCAGCATCTCACCTACTGCGCGCTCCACATCCGCCGCCGGCAACAGTTCGCGCGTTTCCTGCTCCAGCTTGATTTTCTCGCGTTCGGCACGGAAATGGTCGAGCCGGTCTTTTGGTGCCATGCGTTCCGGGTTCGGCTCGACCCGGTCCAGCTTCCATGCATAGCGATACACCGCCGGCGCTGCATCCCGCAGCAGCCAGCCACGCTTTCCGTTCACCTCGCGGGAGGGTTGCGTCTCCAGCGCGCGCCGCACCAGACGCACATCCAGCGCCAGCACATCTGATAGCCGCGTCGCAGACCACAGCGGCTCCTCGATGCTGGAAACGGTCTTCCCGTTCAACTGCGCTCTCTCCTCCGCAGTTCATCCAGTTCATGGCGCAGTTCGTAGTTCTCGCGCATCAGCGTTTCAATCAGCGTCTCATCCTTCTTGCCGCGCACATCCTTCCAGATTTCGCGCAGGATGCGCCAGACACCGGCAACGATCACTGCACCAAGCGCCGATTTCTCGGGATGCTCCAGCAGCCACCGCGCCATCGCGTAGCTCTCACTATCCATCACAGCGGATACGCACGATGGACCAGATTGAGAAAACGGCCAGCACGGCATACAGCGTGCCGCTCATTGGCGGCGGGTAACTCGACAGATTATCCAGGGCGAATGACAGCAGGCAGAACGCCACGGCCATCCGCGCTAACAGACGCAGAATAAACCTCGGGCGGCGCGGCCATAAAACAATCAGTAGGCCATATCCACCGCAGCCAATGA